AAATAAAGATAGAAACTTACAAAAGAAAAGAATGGCAACAATTATACAAGTAGCAGGATTGCTTGGAGTAAATGAGTTAGAGTATATCAAAGGTGAGATAGCTGATATGATTGCTGATATAAATAAGAATACAGATGAGTAGAAAAGTTAGAATAAAGAATGCAATCTTTGGTAAGAAAGTTTTTAATTCTAAACTTGAATTAGAATACTATAAAAAATATAAACAAATAAACTTAGAGAAGGAGTTAGTAATGAAGACACACGAAGCAGTTGGTATAGCTGAAGGATATATACCTGCAGAAACAGTTGAAGAAGAATTACAAGCATGGCAACATCTAATTGATACAGGTATCTGTTGGCAATTACAAGGTTGGTTTGGAAGACAAGCACAATTTTTAATAGAGAATAATTTATGTAAGAGTAAGGTAGTAAATTAATGCTTGACTTTAATTTTAAATCTGTTATAATAGTAAGATGATTTTTAAAAAATTAATAGTAAAGTTGCGAATGTGGTATGCAGATATAAGAGGACATCATGGTAAGAAATGGAACTATGAACCTTCTGAATGGTACATGGGTCAACATAAAAAAAGGAAAAATAAAAATGGAAAATAAAATAAAGAAGTACATAGTGATGAGTAAGTTTGGACATTCAGATAGATTTATGTTAGAAAAACAATTTATTAATAGACATAGTGCAGACTATTATGCTAACTTAATGAAGGAAGAAAAAGAGTATGATGATATAGAATACTTTTTGTTTGAACAAAGTGTAGCTTATAATAATAAAAAAGAAGACAGTAGAAAGGAAGAAGAATACGAAGATAGTATTCCTTTTTAAAAATAAAAATGTTAACACCAAGACAATTAAAACTTTTTAAATTCTTAATTGAATATAAAAATAAATATGAAGTGATGCCAAGATTTGATGATATGAAAGAACATATGAATGTTAAATCTAAAAATACAATTCATCATATGCTTGGGTACATAGAGTGGAAAGGATATATTAAAAGATATCCTGCACAAGCAAGAGCAATTAAAATAATAAAGGAGAAAGATTGATGACCAAGAAAAAGAAAAAAGAAAGACATGAAGATTGTGGACATGAAGTTGATAGTATCAATAATGTTTATATGTTTCATAACTTAAAATTTAATTTGCATTTGTTTATTAATGCAATGGATTTAGATGATGCAATGAATCAATTTGATATGTGTCAATTTGAAAATAGAAAATATTGGAAAGTGTTTTTAGAAACAGGACATCAACCATCATGACAAAAAAAGAAAAAGAACTTAGAGATAAAGTTAGAGACTTAGAAGATTTAGTTGTAAGATTATATCATAGAAGTTTTATTAAACAAGATATAAAAGAACAATTAAATGAACATAATCTTGATGAACCAACAGCACTTGGTTTAGCTGATGACATCTATTTGTTAGAGGAAATTAGAGCATTAGGATTAAATTAACAGTACAACTTACACTAGAAAGGGAACACCAAATGCTCTGTAAATCATTGATATTATTACATAATATTTATTTTTTCCAGAGGTTGTTATGGCAATCGTTATAATGTATAATAGAGATACTGTCTTTAATAAAAGACAAGAACCTTTTATCCAACATAACTTAATTATAGGACATATCAATATGAGTAATAAATTTTTCTTAAAAAAAACTTGGGTCAATGTTGATGTATGCGTTGAAGATTATTATAATTCAGGTACAACATTACAAGATTTAGAAAAATTAAAATGGAGTCCATACTCAAATATAATTAATAGAGAAGTAAAAGAAACTAGACATACAGTAGAAGAGATTGATGAAGAAACATTTAAAAATAAAATCCAGAAATCCAATAGCGAGAACTCTACTAACAAAAAAGTTTCACTCGAAGATTGTAAAGAGAAATAAAAAATCTCTAATAGACAAGGTGTTTGATAAAATGAAATATGATATTGAACAGTAGTACAAACGCAGGACAGGGCGAAGGTAGGGCGATAACACCAGATGTTTTATTATATCGAAGTGTAATTGTCAGAGCAATTATGGATGCATTGGATGTAGATATTCATGCATGGGGTAATGCTAGAGAAAATATAATCCAAGACGCAAGGGCTTGGTTTTCAAAAAAAGACTCACACTTCTGTGAGATATGCGATTACGCAAACTTAGAACCAACATTTATAATCAGAAAGTTTCAACAGTTAGATAAAGCTAATGCTAAAAAACTATTTAAGAATAAAAATCTTAATAAGTTTTTGACTCATTATATTTGTAGCTTTCATCAAGAGGTACAATACTAATGAGTACAGGAAAAAATACTAAGTTTGATATAGACTTAGAGTATGGACAGATAAGAGAGAAACGAGTAGCTGATTTACTTAAAGGAAGTAAAGTAGAAATAAAAACAGAGAGAGCATGGTGGAGAAAGACAGGCAACATTGCTATTGAGTATGAGTTTAGAGACAAACCATCTGGAATAGATAAGACAGAATCTAAATGGTGGTTTCATATATTAGAACTTAATGGTAAAGAACATTGTATGTTAGTCTTTAGAGTATCAAGATTAAAAAAGATAGTAAAGAAATATAAGAAGACACATACTAAAAACATAGGAGACTATCGAGCATCCAAGTGTGTAGTAATTCCAATTAAAGAATTATTTACTGAAGGATGTATAGCAATATAATTATGTTTAGAAATTTAATTTTATTTATAATGCTGTTAACTATTACATCAATATTATTAAGTGGATGTAGTGTAAATAAAAAACAAAAGAATTTTCCAGTAAGTATAATTAAAAAACTTATAACTGGATTAGATTAATATGACTAAAGATGAAGATGTAAAAGACGCAGTAAGATTATATAAAGAACAAGTTATTTGGAAAAATAAAACAGATAAAGAGTTGGCTATACATATAATACCTAGTGTTGCTTTAAATCAATATCATATATTTAGATATGAGAATACTGGTGTTGCTTATGCATTTACTAACTGGGCATTTATAAGTCCAGAAGTAGAAGAAAGATTTAAAATAACAGGTGAGTTAGGAAAGTTTGATTGGGATAGTGGTAAGATTTGTTGGCATATAGATACTATTAATAATCATTATGGAAAAATAAAAGATATATATAAATGGACAGCAAAACATTTATCTAATTTAGTTAGTGATGATGAGTATGTACATTGGTTAAGATTAGATAAGTCTGGTAAAAAAGTTAAAAGGATAAATAAAATAAAAGGTAGTGAGGGTAAAAGAAAATTTTTAAATGACTGATAAAACTTTATTAAAAGAATATAAATCTACAATCTCTGACTTAACAAAAGAGAAACAAGAATTAAATGATACTATCAATCAGAAAGATAGTAAGATTAAACAAATTCTAATACAATTAGAACAGGCAAATTCTGATATTCAATCTATGGGTTCTAAGATAGGTGAACTTCAGGAGAAGCTGAACAAGAAACAAACTATTAAACTTAACATCGATAAAAAAATAGAGGAACTCTTGGAAAAAAAAGATGAACCAAGTGTTGACAACGATGATGAAGTATGATAGTTATACGATAACAATTAACAATAACAATAAAGGAAATACATATGGCAATAATTGAAGGCACAGCTTACTGGGCTTCTCTGACACGACCAAACGAAAAGTTTGAACCTATGTGGAGAATTGATTTAGCAGTTGATTCTAAAGAAGCCGAAGACTTTAGAAGTCAAGGCATCTCTGTTGGCGAAACTGTAATTGATGAACAAAAAATATCTAATATAATTAGATTTAAAAGAAAAGTACAGAAAGCTAATGGTGATAAGAATACTCAACCAACATTAGTAGATGCTGGAAAGAAACCACTTGATAAGATAGTAGGTAATGGTAGTAAGGTAAAGGTAATGTACAGACCTTACGATTGGAACTTCAAAGGTAAGAAGGGAAAAGGATTAGACTTACAAGCTGTTCAAGTAGTAGACTTAATAGAATATACTCCAAAGGAAGATTTTGAAATAGAAACTTCTTCTGATGGTGTTGACATTAAGGAAGATTTTTAGTATAACATCTTATAAGTGAAGGACATATAGTGTGTCATCATTTTTTACTCCGAAGGAAGTCAGCTTGTAGTAGAGTTGGCTTCCTTTTTTTTTGAAACTAATTAATAACAAGGGCGACAATGGAAGAAATAAATAAAAATGGATTTGTAAAGTTTCACTTACCCTGTCCACTATGTTCAAGTAGTGATGCAGTTTCTGTGAATGCAGATAATTCTGCTTATTGTTTTTCATGTCAACAATACATAAGGGAATATGATATGGAATTACAACCAACAACAAGTAGTAATAATGAATATGAAGTAAAAGATTACATGAAAGAATCTAACTATGCAGAAATTATAGATAGAAATATTTCAGAACAAACTTGTAAGAAGTTTGGAGTGACAGTTAAAATGGATAACATGGGTACAATAATAAACCATTACTATCCATACCACGATACACAGGGTGCAAAAATTGCAACAAAGACTAGGTACACAAAGTTAAAAGAGTTTAGTATACAAGGTAATACTAGAAACTCTGGGCTGTTTGGTCAACATCTTTTTTCTAAAAATAAATACTGTATAATAACTGAAGGTGAGTTAGATTGTTTATCAGCTTATCAAATGATGTTGAAAGGAACATACCACACTCCAGTAGTTAGTATTAAGAATGGTATATCTTCAGCAGTAAAAGATATTAAGACAAGTTTAGAATGGCTAGAAAATAATTTTGATAATGTCATTATAAATTTTGATAATGATGAACAAGGTAGAGAAGGTGCAATGAAAGTTGCAGAGTTATTCTCCCCAGGAAAATGTAAAGTAATGCATTTACCTGAAGGATTTAAAGATGCTTCAGATTGTTTATCAAAAAATAAAATACAAATATATAATAAAACATTTTGGGATGCTAAAGTATTTGCACCAGATGGAATTATAAATGCTAATATTTTATTTGATGAAGTTGCTAAACCAATTACTAAATCATTTGTTCAATATCCTTTTGAAGGATTAAATAAAATTACATATGGTTTAAGACCTGCAGAGTTAGTGACATTTACAGCAGGGTCTGGACTAGGTAAGACTCAAGTAATGAGAGAAGTAGTACATCATATTATAAAATCAACTAAAGATAATATTGGTTTATTAATGTTAGAAGAAACACCAGTTATAACTACAAAAGGTTTAATGAGTGTTGAAGCTAATCAAAGATTACATTTACCTGATGTTCATGTAAGTAAAGAAGAAATGAGAACTTACTTTGATGCAACAGTAGGTACTGGTAGAGTATATATGTTTGACCATTTTGGGTCTAACTCTATTGATAATATTGTTTCAAGAGTTAGGTTCTTAGCAAAAGGTTTAGATTGTAAGTATGTTATTATAGACCATGTTAGTATTATAGTATCAGACCAATCTCATGGAGATGAGAGAAGAGCATTAGATGAAATTATGACTAGACTTAGAACACTTGTTCAAGAGACAGGAGTATCTATGATAGTTGTATCTCACTTAAGAAGACCAGATGGTAAAGGACATGAGGAAGGTGCAGCAACATCACTATCACAATTAAGAGGTTCAGCTAGTATAGGACAGCTAAGTGATATGGTTATTGGGCTTGAGAGAGACGCACAGAACGATGACCCTGATATAAGGAACACCACTAGGATAAGAGTACTTAAGAATAGATTCTCAGGTATAACTGGTCCATGTTGTGATTTAAAATATGACATTGATACTGGTAGACTTAATGAGGTAAAGTCAGATGACTTTTAATAAAGTTATATTTGATATAGAAACAACCATGACTGCTGATAAGATATGGTGTATTGTTTGTAAACACAATGACACTTACTATCAGTTTAGAGAAAATAATTTACATAGGTTTGAAGAGTTTATAAAACAAACTAAAGAAGTAATAGGTCATAACATAATTGGATTTGATATACCAGTAGTTAATAAAATTTTTGGTTATGATTTGTTTGCTAATTGTAAGAAGACAGATACATTAATATTATCTAGATTATTAAATCCTATGATAGAAGGTGGACACTCATTAAAAAATTGGGGTACTAAGTTAGGACATAATAAAATTCACTTCGAACAATTTGATTTCTTTACTGAAGAGATGTTAACTTATTGTAGGAATGATGTTGAATTAACTGAAAGACTTTATAAATTTTTAAGTACTAAGACAAAAGATTTTGGACAATCAATAGAGTTAGAACATAAAGTTGCAGAGATAATTCAAAGACAACATGACAAAGGATTTAAAATAAATGTTATTGATGCTTA